TCCTCACTTATAAATGTAAAATTGTTACTGTGTCCACTACCGTAAAGAGGTATTCTTGTCAAAGGACTTTCAGCTCCACCAAAAACATTAATACCAAATATCGCTTCACCAAATAACGATGGAGGATTTATAACACCTAAATCAAATAGTTCTGGTGGCTGTGGTATGTCTGTACTACCAAAGTCAAATCTAACTTGAACATCTGGTTCTACCACACCTTCAGCACTTGAAGAGACTTTAAGGTAGTGTAAAGTTTTTAAAGTTCCTAAATCACCATAGTCGTAATCGGGTGTAGCATATCTTGCTAATATAGCAGTGCCATCAAAAGTATTACCTGAATCGTGTAAATACACATAACCTGTAGTAGACCCGTGATAATGCTCTTCAACTCCAATCTCATTAAAACCTGTTCCTGTTTCTGTTACTTCTATTCCTCTTGTTTCTGACCATTCAAAACCGTTAGGTCTTAACGTTCCTAAAATACCACGTTGCTGATTTGCATTTAGTGTAGTATCTGTATAAAATAATCTGTATTGAGACTTGTCTCTGTGTACCATGCTACTAATCGTGTAGCTGTTTATATCGTTTGCAAGGTCTGTAAGTAAAGGCTGTATCTGTTTTGATACGGTTCCTAACTCAACGTCACCAATCCTTGCAGTACCAGCAACGGTTCTTAGTCCGTCTGGTGCCAAGAAGATAAGGTCACCACCTATCTCTTGAATACTGTAACCACTTAAACAGCCTACGTTTTCTGCAATAGGGTCAATACGAATATTAGCTGAATCGTTAATATTGACAAGCTTGTGTAAGCTATTTTCACAGAAAACAATTAAGTCTTCACGGAATCCTCTAATACCTACTATCGTATCTGAAATAGCAACTGAACCTGCTCCAGAACCTGTAAAGTTATCAGGGTTATTATAAACGCTGTAGTAGACTGTGGTTTCGTTACCTTCTACACCAGCAGCAATTAAGTGGTGGTCGTGTGCTGTAATAAATTTTACAGGAGTATTAGCTCCGTTTGGTTGTACTGTTTTAGCAAAAAATGTCCTAGTATTTAAAGCTCCGGTTCCTTCCATTCTAAAAGAAAAAATATCTTGCGTGGAATTATCAGCTATAAAGATTTCACCATAATCCATTCCAGCATTTTCAAATAGAGCAAAAGTTGCTTGTCCTTGTCCAGTTCTTACCGAAGCTGCTTTACCTGTAAAGGTAGCATAAGTATCACCACCACCAGCAGATAATTTATTTATCTGTAACCATGTAATACCATCTTGACTAAAATATAAAGCATTACCTACTACAACTATCACACCATCAGCATAAGGTCTAACACCAAAAATTGTGTTAGCACTACCTGTAGGTTGTGTTGCACTTTCACCACCAAACTTTTCAAAACCATTAATACGTCTGTATCCACCTTCTATAGAGACTTCAAAGTTACGAAGTTCTCTAGCTGCACCGGGTGTTTTAAGTAAGTCTATTGAGTTAGCAGACTTTATTAAGCCACCTGTACATGCTACTGTATAAGGTTGTGAACGTGCCATAAATTAAAAGTATCTTCTGTCGTCTGTCATTGCACGAGGAGTAGGATTAATCAAATTAGATTTCATATTCCTTATCGCTTTCTTATAATCATCCATAGCAAAAGCTGCTTGTTGTGGAGATTCTTTAAACTGCCAAATATAATATCTTGTTTTAGCAGTTATGACATTCGTGTATTGTTCAGGGAAGACCACTGTGTCTCCATGTGCTACAAGTTTTGTAGGCTTTTCAAACGCATAAAAGTGTACGTTGTACTCTTTATCAGGTATTGGACTTAAGCCAAACTTCCTTGCATCAGGTGATTTAATTACAAACTTAGGCTCACCATATGCCTGTGTATTTGCATCGTCTGCATTTTCACTATCTCTGTAATATCTTTTCCAATCAGCTAAGTTTAAAAACTTTAAACCTTTCGAGATAAAAGGAGCTGATTCACCACTGACGTTAATCGTGGTTAAATAAAAATCATCCCAGTCTATGGAACCGTAATCATCTGCAACACTTGAACTACTTTCTTTTAGTTCGTACCATCTGGTACCTGCTGTTGTTGCTACGGTCACGTTTCCGTAGAATGGGTCAGTTGCACCACTTTCGCCTACTGCAAAAAATGGTAACTGGGGTTCTTCATTTGCTATATCGAATATAGACTTGTTGATGGCATCCTTGACAAACTGTTGAAGTCCTACAGCGTTTGCAAAGTTTGCAGAGGTTAGAGGTATTTCGTTGAGTTCTCTAAGAACTTCGTTAGTTAAATCTAAGTATGTTGTTGCCATTATTTTTTATGAATCTTTTGAATTGGAAAGTTTGCAGATTTACTAGCTCCTTTATGAGCTGCATAACCTGTCTTAGGGTCTTTCATTAGTTTATAAGACTTACCAGACTTCATCCAGTGATAGCCTTTAGGTGCTTGAACTTTCATTAACAGGGTTTAGCTTTTGGCATCCCACCGTCTTTATACATGGCTCGTTTAACTTTACCACCACCCATCATTTTCTTTTTAGCCATTCCACCGTAACCATAGTCACCTCTAGCATATTCATTTCCAGTTGGCTTTTTTTTCTTATCTTTATGCATTCCGTGTTTCATATTTATTTCCTTTTAAAAAGTGGAGGAGTCCGAAGACTCCCCCTAGTTTCAACAATTAGTCGATTTTGTAGAAAGCACCTACTATCGCTTCTGGTCTAAGTACCTTAGAACCATAAACGTGCAATCCTCTAACGATATCACCGAAAGAACTTGGGTCACGAAGGACTTCAGTTGAGATGATAGTTTGAGCAGTTGCAGTAGATGAAATATGTCCAGCTAACACTTTACCAGTTGCGTTTGTAGTCGCAGCGATATTGTTAGATTTGTACATATCAAATCCTCTGAGTTTTCCACTTGAGACTAGACCGTTTCTTATAGAACCTTGACCAGCGTTGAAGTCTACAGAAAGCAGTTTAGAACTTGCTTGTCCTAGTTGCTCGTAGAAATCAGGACCAGCAACAAACCAACGACCTTCTTCAGGTACGTTTTGTTCGTCAAGTAGTCTTGCCATTCTAGCCATAAGGTTAAGTGGGTCAGTTTCAGCTGTTAAACCAATGTCAACAGAACCAGCACCGTCATATACGTTAGCAGCTAAAGCAGTTGCACTGTCAGCACCTAACGTATGGTCAGGTCCAGTAGCAGATAAACCACTAAACATGTTAGCGATAACAGCAGCATCAAAAGAATCTTTCAATGCATAAGCAGCAGAACTAGAAGCTACTTCTTTGAAGTTGACGTGTGACATTTTAGTTTCAATATCATCTACGATGAATTTGAAAGCTTTAGCACTATCAACAACCAAAGTAAGTTCTTGGTCTGTTAGTTTTGTTGGCGTAGTATCACTACCTCTGGTATAATCAGAGACAGAGATTACGGGTTCTTTAATGATTTTAACTGAGTCTCCATAAGCAGAAATCTCACCGGCATAGTCGGTGTTAGTAATAGCTTCTACAACCGAAGACTTTCTGAAAAAGTTTAAAACCTTTTTAGAATAAATCGAAGGTAGGAAGAAACTATTAGCCTGTCCACTTACAGAGTTACCAAAGTTAGCACCAGTATCGGGGGTTGGTTCAAAATATTGAGCCATGATACATTCTCCTAAGTTATAAAGTTAATAATTATGATTTTGCAATTCTGCCTTGTTGCATGGCTTCACTTATCTCGGCTTCGTGCCGGTCAAATTCATCCATAGACATAGCTGCAATCTCCTTTTCTGTCCAAACTTTCTGTTGTTGTGGTTCAACCGTTGTTGTTTTAGTTGAGACCATATCAGCAGCAGACTTCTTGGACTTTTGAGAATTTGACTTCTTCTGTACAGTATCCATACCAATGTCACGTTTAAATAAATCTAAAGCTCTTGAAGCTAGATCAGCATCGTCAGCATTGTTGTATACCCAATCTTGGATAGACTTAGGCTGTTCTTTTGCCCAACCGTGAAAATCATCACTATTGCGAATATCTTCAAAGTCAGGATGCTTATCCATCAATCGCTTTTCAGCATCTTTACGAATCAATTCTTGCTCACGTTGTTGCAGTCTTTCAAGTTTCTCTTTCAGGTCCTTAGATTTCTCTTCGGCTTGAAGGTGAGAAACAGTTTCTACAACTTCGTAGACATCAGGATACTCTTGTCTAAACTTTTCAAGTTCTTCTGGAGATTTAGGAGCTTTATACTGAGGTCTGTTTTCAGCAGCCTTTTCTAATAACTCTTGTTCTCTAGACTTAAATTCATTTAGTTTAGAGTCATAATGCTTTTTCAAGTCATCGTAACGTTTCTTGTAGTCTGGTCGCTTGTAAGGTTCATCCCTAGTTGCTTCCTGTTCTACAGGTTCTTCAGATACAGCTTCTACTTTTTTTGATTTAGCTTTTGGCTTTTCAAAATAAAGACCATTAGCATCTTCAAAGTTTTCTTCTATATCCGTGTGCCAAGATTTTTTTTGGTTGTAAGGATTGGCATTTTCCTCTTGTACT